TTCTCGGGGTCGGTGTCGCGTGCGCCGCCGCCGTCACCCAGTCGGCGGACATCGCGGCCGCTGTCCTCACCGGGCTCCTGGCCGGGGCCAGCGCGAGCGGCATCTACAGCTACACCAAGATCGCCCGCTGACATGGACGCCACCACCTGGATCAAGCTGCGGCCTGAGAAGCGCCTCTCGTGGCACATCGACGTGACCGCAGCGCCAGCGATCGCCGCGAACCGCTGGACGCGCTGCGGTCGTTGGGCGGACGCGGACGCGCCTCGGGCCGACGACCTGCCAGCCGGCGAGCGCTCGTGTGAGAACTGCCTCCGGCTCGACAAGCGCGATCGGGAGCGGGCGTGAGCCGATGGTCCATGTCTGCGCGGCCTGCGGAGTGATGCGGCCGGCCGAGGAGATGCTCGCCTTCTGGGCGATCGCGGACCCCGGCCGGCTTCGCCACGTCTGCCGCCCGATGCGGCCGCACCCCGGGTCCGCCGTCCCCTGCTTTGCCGCGATGGTGGGCCCGGCCTCCCTCTTCGGGATCGCCCTCGCCGCGCCGTCGGCCCGGGTCGCGGAATCCGGGCCGATCCGTCCTGGGACCGACGAGTGGTCCCGGCTCCTGGCCAGCGCGGGGGTCCGGGCGGCATGACGACTGCAGCGCCCTGGCGCAACCGCATCGTGGGCTCCGGCGAGGAGGCCCCGGCCGCCCTCGTGGCCAACCCGCGCAACTGGCGCACCCACTCCCCCGGGCAGGTGGCCGCCCTCGCCGGCGCGCTCGACGCTGTCGGCTGGGTCCAGCAGGTGATCGTCAACCGGCGCTCGGGCCTCCTCATCGATGGGCATGCCCGCGTTGCCGAGGCGTCCCGGCGGGGCGAGGGGCTCGTGCCGGTCGTCTACGTCGACCTCGACGCGCAGGAGGAGGCGCTCGTCCTCGCCACCCTGGACCCGATCGGCGCGATGGCCGGCGCGGACCAGGAGAGGCTGCAGGCCCTCCTCGACGACGTCGTCGTGGATGACGAAGCGCTCCGCCAGCTGCTCGCTGGCCTCGTGGACGACGTCCCCAGGGCCGGGCTGACGGATCCCGACGACGTTCCCGAGACGCCCGAGGACCCCTACGTCAAGCCGGGCGAGCTCTACGTCCTTGGCGATCATCGGCTCCTGTGCGGCGACGCCACGAGCCCTGATGACGTCGCCCGGCTGCTGGCGGGCGACGTGCCGACGATCCTGACGACGGATCCCCCCTACGGCGTCTCGCTCGATCCGACCTGGCGCGACAGCGTGTACAACCAGCTCGGGCCCGCCGAGCGGCCATACATGAAGGTGCGCCGCAAGATGCGCGGCGACGGCGCGGCCGATCATCGAACCGCCGGCCACCGCAACGTGACCGTCTCGGGCGACACCCGGGCCGACTGGTCGGAGGCATTCGCCCTCGTGCCCTCCCTGACCGTCGGCTACGTCTGGCACGCCGACACACACGCCCTCGAGGTAGGGCAGGGCCTTCTCCGGATCGGGTTCGAGATCGTCTGCCACGTGATCTGGGACAAGGGCCAGTTCACGATGGGCCGCTCCTGGTATCACTGGGAGCACGAGCCCTGCTGGGTCATCCGCAAGCCGGGCGAGACACATCTGTTCTCGGGTTCGCGGGACCAGTCCACGATCTGGCGAGCGCCCTCGCCGAAGAAGGTCATGGGTGGCTCGACCGAGGAGAAGTTCGACCACCCGGCCCAGAAGCCGGTGCTCCTCTCCGAGATCCCGATCCGCAACCACGCGGGCCACGCCTACGATCCATTCCTGGGCTCGGGCACGACGCTCATCGCCGCCGAGACCCTCGGCCGGCGCTGCTACGGGATGGAGATCGACCCGAAGTACGTCCAGGTCGCGATCGAGCGCTGGCAGAACTTCACCGGCCGGACGGCGGAGCGGGCCGATGGGTAGGATCGCCGCCGTCAGCCGCGAGCAGATCCTGTCGGCCATCTCGGCCGGTGCCGGCCGGAGCGCCGCCGCCCGGTACGCCGGCTTCGCGGAGGCGGACCTGCTCGCCGAGCTCGAGGACGACGACTTCCGCGAGGCCGTGATCATGGCCGAAGCGCGGGCCGAGGTCGCGTCGGTCGGGGCGATCGCCAAGGCGGCCAAGGCCGGTGACTGGCGCGCCGGCGTCTATCTGCTCGAGCACAGCCGGGCCGGCGATCATCTCGAGGCGGGCAAGCGGTGCGGATCCCACAGGAGGCAATGCCGCGAGTGCAAGGTCGCCTGGAGGCGCTGCCCACACGACCACGAGACGGCGTCGTGCCGGATCCCCGACCACCGCTGCCAGCTGGTACGGGGCTGGGGGACGGCCCACCCGGGGAGCGGCCACTGCCGGCGGCACCTGGGGGCGACCGAGAACGGCGAGAAGCACGCCCAACTCGAGCGCGCCGGCCGGGCCCTGCGGCTCCTCGGCATCCCGATTGGGACCGGGGACCCCTTCCTCTTGCTCGCGAAGACCGTCCAGCATGCCGAGGGCTATCTCGAGGCGACCTCGCAGCTCCTGGCCGAGTCTGCGGAGCAGGCCTCGAGCGGCGACGCTCTCCCGGCATTTGCCGTCGAGACCGCGAGCGGCCTCTACGAGGAGGCGATCCGGATCGCCGCGCGCACCGGCAAGGCCACAGTCGACGCCGACGTCGCCAACCGCCTGGCCATCCTCGACGAGCGGGCGGACTCGCTCCTCCAGCGGTTCGTCGGGGAGCTCTTCGACCGCGTCGTGCCGGCCGCGAAGCGCCCGGCGATCGAGGTCTGGGCGTCGGCGCGGCTCGCCGAGCTGGCCGCTGAGTACGAGCAGCCGGTGACGGTCCACTGATGACGATCGCCGTCTCGCTGCTGACACGCCGCAACCCGTTCTCTCGCATCTCCGCGGCGTTCGATCCACGCTCTGAGCGGGCCACAGTCGACCGGGAGCGCGAGGCGGCCCTGGCCGACGTCCGCACGTTCGCCGGCCACGCCTGGATCCTCCACCCGACGGACGGGCCGATGAAGTTCGTCCCCTGGCCCTGGCAGCCGCTCCTCCTGGCCCTCTTCGCGGCCACACGGCTCCTGGTGGTCCTCAAGGCTCGCCAGCTCGGTGTCTCCTGGCTCGCCGCGATCTATGCCCTCTGGTTCGCGATCCGGAAGCCGGGCCAGGTCGTGCTCCTGATCAGCCAGCGCCAGGACGACGCGGACAAGCTCCTCGAGAAGGTCGCCTTCGTCTACAACCGGCTCCCCGCCTGGCGCCCCTTGGCGAACGTCGCGACGCGCTCCATCCGCTTCCCCGGGCTGGGCTCGGAGATCGAGTCGCTGCCCGCGACCGACCACATCGGCCGGAGCCGGACCGCGTCGCTGGTGATCCTCGACGAGCACGCCCACCAGCCCTTCGCCCGGAAGATCTTCCTGGCCCTCAAGCCCGTCGCCGAGAAGGGCCAGATTCTCTCGATCAGCTCGGGCAACGGCGAGGGCGCCCTCCACAGCAAGATCTATCTCGACGCGAAGAAGGGGACGAACGGCTTCCAGGCCGTCTTCGTGCCGGCGACGGCGCACCCGGATCGCCAGGCGCCCGAGTGGCACGAGCGGAACCGCGCCGAGATGTCGGCCCTCTCCGACGCCGAGTACGCCCAGGAGTACCCGGAGAACGACGTCGAGGCGATCGCGACCACCGGCAACGCGATCTTCGACCACCGGGCCTTGGCCGATCAGCCGATCGAGGCGGGCACTCTCGTCGAGCCCGGGCTGACGATCTACCGCGACCCGGCGCCCGGCGCCTTCTACGTCATCGGCGCCGACCCGGCCGAGGGCCTCGTCGACTCCGACTGGTCGAGCGCCAGCGCCGTCCGGATCGATCTCGACGATGACACCTACCGTGGGGAGCAGGTCGCCGTCCTGCGCGGTCGCTGGGCACCCGAGGTCTTCGCGGCGAAGCTCGACAAGCTGGCCCGCCGCTACGGGCGCCACGTCGCGCCGACGAACCGCTTCCCGGTCCTGCTCGCCTGGGAGCGCAACAACCACGGCCACGCGGTCCGGGTGAAGATCGAGGAGCTCTACACCGCGGCCGCCCCCTACGGCCTCTACCGGGCCCGCGACAAGCGGCTCGGCTGGCTTTCGACCCCCGAGTCCCGGACGCTCCTCGTCGACCAGCTGGCCGAGGCGATCCGGACCCGGGCGATCGCCTTCCACGACGAGGGCACGCTCGACCAGTGCCGGACGTTCCACGAGAACGAGAAGGGCCGGGCTGAGGCACAGGAAGGCTTCCACGACGACGACGTCATCGCCGCCGGCATCGCCTGGCAGCTCCGCCGGCGGGCGTTCGGCCGCGTTCTCGACGTGCCGGCGCGGAGGGCAGCCGCATGACGCGCCCCGTCCTGACCACCCTCTGGATCAGCGACGGCCCGTCCGGCCCGCAGATCCGCAAGGCGGCCTCGACGTCGGAGCAGCTGCCCGAGGACCCGTTCAGCTACGCCGACGGCCAGTCCGGCCTGCAGACGCCGCCCTACGCCCTCGAGCAGCTGGCGGCCCAGCTCGAGGGCAATTCGCTGCACTACCGGTGCGTCAAGCAGAAGTCGAGCGACACGGTCGGGCGCGGCTTCACTCTCCGCGGCCGCGACGGCATCGAGACGCCATCGGCCGAGGGTGAGGATCGCTGGGGCGAGTTCGTCGCGTCGGTCGAGAACGACGAGCGAGGCGACGAGTCGCTCAAGGAGCGCGTCGTCTGGGCCCACGAGGATCTCGAGTCGATCGGCTGGGGGATCCTCGAGGTCAGCCGCCGTGGCGACGGCACTCCCGACGGTCTGTGGCATGTGCCCGCGGCCACGATCCGGGCCCATCGGGACGGCAGGCGGTTCGCCCAGCTGCGCGGTGGCAAGGCCGTCTGGTTCAAGCGCTTCGGTCTCGAGGGCTCCGTGAACCGGACCGACGGGGGCTGGAGCACGCCCGGCGCGACACCAGTCAGCCTGCGCGGCAATGAGCTGATCGTCGTCCGCAATTACACGCCGAGGTCGGCTCTCTACGGACTGCCGGACCACATCCCGGCCATGGCGGCCCTTGCCGGCTGGCGGGCTCAGGCCGAGTTCAACGTCCGCTTCTTCGACAACCAGGCAATCCCCTCCTACGCCGTCATCGTCGAAGGCGCCGACGTCAGCCCGGCGTTCGAGGAGCGGATCCTCGACCACTTCCGGGCGATCAAGGGCGATCCGCACCGGACGATCGTCATCCCGGTCCCGGGCCTGCCCGGCGACGAGGCGACCCAGGTCAAGGTCCGGTTCGAGCGGCTCTCCGTCGAGGTCAAGGACGCCAGCTTCCGGCTGTACAAGCAGGACAACGCCCTCGAGATCTGCATCGCCCACGGCGTCCCGCCCTACCGGATCGGCTGGCCGCTTCTGGGCAGCCTCGGCGGCGCGACCGCCGAGGAGATGACCCAGGTCTACCTCGACTCGATCGTCCAGCCGCGCCAGGAGACGTGGGAGCAGCGCCTCACGCGCGCCCTGCTCGGGCCGAAGGGTCTCGCGATCCCTGACCGGGTCCTCAAGGCCAACGAGCTCGACACCCGGAATGAGCTGCGCGACCTGGAGAAGGCCAAGGGCCTGTGGGAACTCGGGGCGATCACCCCGGTCGGCGTCCAGCGCTACTTCGGAATGGACGAGCGGACCGACCCTGCCGGCGAGCTCTACATCGACCAGCGGCCGGCGGCCCCGAGCCCCTTCGGCGTGATCAACGAGCAGGTCGCGAAGGTCTGGACGGGCGAGGTCCGTGAGCTGGCCCGGATCCGCAAGCGCCTCGAGGCGCTCGTCCCGGCGGAGGAGGCGGCATGACGCTGGTGCTGGTCCAGAAGGGCGAAGTGTTGACGGGCGCGATGGCCGTCGTCCTCGTCGACGAGCTGCTCGCCTTCGCCCGCGGCCGCCTGGCCAAGGCGGCCCTGCCAGCGTCGCTCGCCGCGCGCGATGAGCTCTTCGCCGAAGCCCAGCCGGCGATGGCCGCCGAGCTCGTGGAGTTCTTCGACGGGCTCCTCTCGCGGGCCGGTGTCAGCAAGGACGTGGCGTTCCCGCTCGACCCCGATGCGGACATCGACTGGGAGGATGAGAAGGCCCGCCTGCGGGTGGTACTCGAGCGCTGGTACGTCGTCATGGGCGAAGCCGCCTACGCCGCCCTCGGGGAGCAGCTTGGGATCGAGCTCACGTTCAATCTGGCGGCCGCGTCGACGAAGGGCGTGCGTGGTCTGATCGGCATCCACGTCACGAGCATCACCGACACGGTGCTCGAGCTCCTGCGGAACCGAGTCGAGGACGCGATCGCCCGGGGCTTGTCGATCGAGCAGCTCGTCCGCGGCACAGACACGGTCCAGGGGCTCCGGGAACTCTTCGGTTCGCGCGCAGAAACCATTGCATTGTCGGAAACCGCGACCGCGTACAACGCCTCCACCACGCTCGGATACCGTGAGTCGGGACTTATCGACGAGGTCGGTGTCCTGGACGGGCCCGAATGCGGCTGGACCGAGCACGACGACCCCGATCTCGCCGACGGCTCGACCCGGACGCTCGACGAAGCCGACGAATACCCGACGGCTCACCCTCGGTGTCAGCGAGCGTTTACTCCGGTGGTGGCCCGATGACGAAGCTCGCGCGCCTTTCGGGCCCTCTCGAAGTT